TTGAATATCTGGCCTAGTCTTAAGTAGGTTAAACCAGAATTTTACATCGGCAGTACTGGAAAAGTCTCCGTCCACATAAAGACGAAAAGATGCATCTTTTTTGATAGAATTAAATGAGTTTATGATCTTATCTTGATCATATTTCATTAGGATAAAATTTTGAATTTGGCGGAAAAAAGCTGCAGGATATCGCCAAGCTTTTAACGAATAGCACCAGTTGATACAATCACCAGCACCCGGGCAACTATAAAGGGGCAATGAACTAAAAGCATAGAATGGTAACTTTGAGTTACCATTTTTGCTAATAATCGCAAAAAACGGTTTACCTGTAATCAGGCCTTGCAGAAATTTCTTAGCATATCGCCTAAAATAACCTTTGCAATTTCTAGACTTAATCAAGGCCCCTAAGGCCTTGATGCAGTCTTCTATATTGCTGGAATTGTTGATCTTCTCGCATAGGTTTAAACATTGTTGACGATTCATAATTAGGCCCCTTCTTTCTTGTTGATGATTTCTTCCATTATCTTAAAGGATTCTTTTTTAGCTTCAGCAAGCGTCTTGTAATACAACTTGTTTTCAATTCCTAATTCGACTAAATCGTATTCATTTACAACATTGGGGCCATAAGAAAAAAAAGCAAAATACCTTACCCATTTATTTTTAGAACAGTTTATTTTCTCTATTTGGATTTCGGCCCCATTAAGAAATCTAAAAACAGTTTTTTCAGTTATTAATACTAATGGCCTTGATACTGACATGATTAAGCCCCTTTATTGTTGTTGTTGATGAATTGTTGACGATTAGCAATATGGTGAATATTGTTATCATGCAAGTATTGTTCGACTAATAAACAAGCTAGTTTTTTAGCCTCCCTTTTACCTTTTACTCTTGACCTGTAATCAAGGTGAATATCCTGCTTATAAGTGAAAATACTATAACCAAGGCCAAGAGAAGTTAAGTCTATAACTTCCATTTTAAACATACCGAAATTTTTAAATTCTCCTTTTGCGTTTTCTATTTTTTTCCATCTTTTGTAAATCGACATTTCAGGCCCCTTAAACTGAGAACAAAACAAAACACTATAGATATATTAATCATGTAATCGGTATAAGTAAAGGCCAACTTAATAGTTTTTTAGTGTTTTGTTGAAAATAGTTAAAAAGGCCTTGTTTTATAGTGTTTTTTGATTAGATAGAATCTTAAAAATAATTAAGAATAGGCCAAAATAGGGCTAAAAATGGTTTAACCTAGGTAGTTTAATGAAATATCTATATTATGTTTAACTTTACTTTAAAATAAAAAAAAAACGATATGACCGCCCGCCCGCCCTTTTTACGGTAAACATATTAGGTGCAATCGTATCATTATATATAGGGAAAGAAATAGCTATTAGTTATACTAAGTATAACCGTGCCATATTTTCGTACCATTAATCATTGTTCACTATGTTTATAAACATTAAAATTCTTAGAAATAAGAAAACTCATTAAAGGCCCCTAGAATGAATTATTATTAAGTATTTGGGTATTGGGTCAAACAAATAGATAATACAAATTAAGCCTATTCTAGGCCTTGCAAATATGGCTGCCAATATGGCATTTTATACCTAATATGTATTAATTACTATATGATTGTACACTATGTTTTAGTTGTGGTATTACCTAGTATTACCTAGTGTATTTATGCAAGCCCAGGTAGTATAACTATATATTAAATAGGTATTAAGTATACTATTATTAGTCCAGGTTGATAGGGCAGGTTGATAGGGGGGATTGTATAGCATATAGATATTAATACTTAATAACTCTTATATATATTTCCGTATCCGCTTATTATATTTTTTTTTTTTTTTATATATATATCTAATCATATAATAGTTGTTAAGTAGCTAATCCCTGATCACTCCTATTGTATACCTAATAACTCTTAATTGTGATCGGGTGTTCATGCATAATGTATATTCATAGTGGATAATTATATGCTATAAAACAAGCTGTTTTGCAGCGTGTACCTAATATATATTAATACTACAAATATAGCTAATATCTTTTATGTATGATATATATTAATACTAAGAATATAGCTAATACATTTTAAGTTAAAATATATTAATACTATTCAAGTAGTTAATATCTTTTTACTATTAATATATTTATACTATTTGTATAAAGTGACTTTCCCTATTAATTTTGTCGAGGCGGGCGGAACCCCCGCACCCCCATTTCAACTACGAGAGTTTTTTTAGAAACCGTCATCTTTGAAAACGCAAAAATCAAAAGTGGGCCTAAAAAATTTTTTTAATTTTCTGAAATCGTCAACTTGATTTTTACTTGCATTTCCCAAACAACCTAATACAATGTGTACATCTTAACCGGAGGTTTATATGCCAGCAGACAGTTCTATACCAATTTCCCAGACTATACCGGGAACAATCACTCTTTCTGCAACTGGTCAATCCCGTGTACACGCATTTGTGTTGCAGCCAGATTGCGACTGCACCATTCAGTTTTTTGAGGCTGATGGAACAACTGCAATGTCAGGTAAGATCCATATTCCGCAATACGAGACGCTTACCAGTGCAGTGCAAGGTAGCGGTCTTCTGATAAGTGCTTCTGGGATAAAACTTACAGTATCTGGAAATGTATCTGGAACACTAAGTGGATTTGTGGCCGTAAACAAATAGTTATCAGGTCACCGAAAAATGGCAAAGAAAAAACCAGCACCGAAATCAACGCCTAAACCAATTCCTAGGACTCCAAAATCGTCAAAACCGATTACGGAGTCTATTTCGTATGATACCGGGAGTTATCAGACCGGATGGGGGCCATTCTGGAACGACCCATCAGAATATGGTGCATTCCAGTTTCCTAATGCTGGAATGGGTGGTTGGGTCAATCCCGCACAATTAGCGGTAAGAGACAATTATCTATCAGGTGAGCAACTTCCTATCTATCTGTCATGGTGGCAGCTTAAAAGCATCAGGGATCGAGCTAGATTCGTATTTGCTACTAATGAGTTCGCTCATGGATTAGTGCAGTGTTTTCAATCGTTCGTTGTTGGGTCTTCGGGATTTAAATGGCGGGTAGCTTCAATTGATCTAAAGAACCCAGTTCCAGAGGATCTATTGAAGAGATGTCAGGCATCACTAGACATCTTTCGTGAATACAACAGTATGGTGGATGTCGAGAATGAAATTGTGTACAGACTCCATGTTGATGGAGAGGTATTCATTAGAAAGTTCCCACAAGCCAACGGAATGCTCGTAATTCGCTTTATTGAGCCAGAATTGGTAAGAGGGTATGCAACGGACATTGGTTCGCCAAAAGACTCATTTGGTATCATCTGCGAAGAAGACGATATTAACTCCGTCTTAGGTTATCAAGTCATTTTAAAACCTACTGTATCCAGAGAACCTACATTCATCCCTGCGGATGAGATCATACACATCAAGATTGGAACTAACGCCAATGCGAAGCGTGGGTTGACCACCTTCTATCCGGTGTTTCAAAACTTAACTAATTGCGAAGACATCCTTGCGTCTACGGTCACGATGGCGAAGGCGAGAGCAAAGATCGCAATGGTGCGAAAGATCAACAATGTTGCTCCTGACTCGATGTCATCACTTGTAGACTCACAGATTGATGCTACGCTTGGCGGAAGCAACAATATTGGTGGAACCGAAACGATTGGCCTAGAGAGATTCGGCTATGGATCAATCATCACCGCACCAGCAAACATCGACTACGAATTCCCCGGTGCTAATGTTGACGCTTCTGGACTTATCCAAGTACTACAAGCAAACCTCCGATCCCTTGCAACACGCTTTGGAATCAGCGAAACACTCATGTCCGGTGACGCATCGAATAATAACTACAGTTCAGCACTCATTGCAGAAGCTCCAGCAAGGCGAACTTTTGAGCGATGGCAAGGGATTGTTGGAAGATCCTTGGCCGAATGTCGCTTCGAGCCAAACAAGTCTTTAGCTTGGTCACAGATTCACTTAGCATCTGAACACGGAATTATCCCCAAGGAAATCCTAAAGAACATCAAGATTACTTCTGAAGCGTATTCTCTACAGTCTAGAGAGCATCAAAAAGAAGCAGAGATGAACAACATTTATCACAACATGGGCGTGAAGTCTATTCAGACAATTCGTGCTGAACTCGGACTTGATAACGACACAGAAGCATCAAACTTTATCAAACCTATTGTAAACGAAAAAGCTAGTGCCACCGAAACTGATCCGATGAACCCTTCATCAAGAATAGATACTGGC